GCCGTTGCAGGAGAAGCATGAAGTTCAAGGTTGGTACTATCAGCAGCCCACATTAATTCAATATAATCGCCAGCAACTAAGGGAAAGAAGTGATCTATGCCCGACGCCGCATGACCGCCGTTGATGTTATCTGTTACCAAAATCGCACTTGCAGGTACATCGGTTCCATTTTTCCTGAACCAAAACCATGTAGTTTTTGCGCTGCTGTTATTGGATAGAATTGTAAAATGACTTGAAAAATTATACACGCCGTCTTCCGCTACGACAATCCGAGATGCAGGCGAACCGATTGAGACGCTCTTGCTATTTTCAGTTGTGTCAAAGGTAATGGCATACGCCGTATTTGCAGCGGCAGGAGACACACTAGTAGTTTTCTTAAACTGGCCGTAGAACCCTTCGTAGATCAGCTTGGCGGGGGCGTAGATACCAACGTCCTGACCCTTCTCGTAAACATTATTCGAGAAAAGTTCTATGAGGCGGTTGCGTTGCGCTTCATAGTTTGGGTCGTATGCGTTTGGGGGTGGTGGTAGTCTAACGCTCATCTACGGCCACCCGGAATTGCGTTAAGTCGCATGGCCCCTACCCGCCAATCAGACGGTGTAGTTGTCGTTACGCGCATCTTCATCTGGCGTCCGTTGAAGCGGACTGATGTTGGCTGTGTCAAACTATACGGGCCATAAGTTGATTCAGTGCTGGTCGGATAATAGCGCGTTGTAAACGTGGCGGAAACGCTACCCAGATTGCGTTCGTCAGGGATCATCTCGTTGATGTATAGTATCTGGTCGCCGTTTCCAATCTGGAAGGGACCAGTCTCGGCGTATGGCAGCGCCCCGCTGTAGTTCAGGCCCACTTCGTGGTCATAGACAAAGCCGTCCGTGCCGATCATGAGCGGGTTGCGGAACACGCCGCGATCAGTACCAGCGGTTCGAGCAAGCGTCCCGATTGACCAATGGTTTTCTACGTAATCCCAAGAAACGTAGCTGTCGTTTTCGTTAGCTCCAGCCGACGGATAGAACCACCAGACTTCATTGTACTGGCTGTTGTTAACGGCGTAGACTTTGGAGATTTGGTTAACGTTGATGTTGTTAAAAACGTAATCGTAAACTTCACACGGCAATGGCTTCACATAGCCATCATAAACGTGAAAGCCTTTCTGCCCCATCCAGACAGCCATGTTATCAAGAACGGCAACGCAGTTTGCGGACACAGCCCCGCAAGCACGACCTGCGATTTCAGCCTGATACACAAATGGCTGGCCGACGTAGGTGAGCGTGTGCGCGTCGATGTCCGTCAAAATGAGGTTCTGGCCACGGACACGTTTCGCCGTAATGATCCGCCCAGAAGTTTGCAGTTTAATGCTGCCCGCAAGGTTTGTAGAAGAAGGTGTCCAGACAGTATTGTTTTCAAGGTCCGACCACGCAACAGTCCGCGCATCGCCGGAAGCACCAAGCGCGAACAAGGAGCGTTCAGCGGTGACAAGAAGACCAATGCAGCTTGTCGGCGCGTTTGTAATGACAGCGGCTTTTGTTGGCGTGGTATAGTCTAGCTGCCACTCATACAGCTTGCCGTCAGATGTCGAGCAGCCAACAAGATATTCGCCCCAAGTGTCTAGCGACCATGTGGTGGCGGCTGTTACCGAGCCAGTGTCCGGACGAGGTGTGCCATAAAAGCCACCACCGTAAGTGCCAATACCGTAGCCAGCGCCCGTAGAAGCGTCGTCAGAACCCGCTGTAAAACCAGTAGGGGTGATGTCTACCAGAACATTGGACTGTGTTACCGCATAAAGTTTCGACGAAGTTCCGATGGCCATGAGGCGTACACTGCCGTTCGTCTTCCACGCCAGCAAAGAGCGGGCCTTGCCCGTTAGCGCGGTAATGTTGCGCTTCTCCCATCCGCCAACCGGCTGCATTGCACCCTCTGTCCAGCGCACAAGATTAGTATCATACCAGCGTCCTGCTGACTGAAGTTCAGTTCCGTTGCGAAATACGCCCGGTGGGATGCTGATAGGAATTAGCGCCATGTTGTTTTCCGTGTCTAGCCTTTAGTCCTTATATCACTTCTTGCGGATTTTTACAGCTTCTTCCCATGCTTCTATTGTTCGGCGGTGACGTAAAGCGCAGTCGCCATATTTAGCTAATATATCAACTTCCCATATAGCGCGATCAGGATCAATAAGCGTAGCTGGTGGCGAGGGAAGCGGCGGGCAGTTACTTGCTAGGTTCGCTGGCGGCTGAGGCATTGGCACGATTGACACCGCCTTCGAGCAGCCCGATAAGGCGAGGGTCAGGAGCGCAAGTAGCAGGAACAGCAGGCAAAGTCTTGTATATCTCGCGGATCGTTTGCTTTTCTCCGGCGACCACGACATCGGCTTTATCTCGTTCGGATTGGTAGAGCGTTGAAACCTCATCTATCTGTCCTTGCATTTGCTGGCGCTGCTTCTCGGCTTTTTCCAGAACCGCAGAATACGCGGCATCGCACTGCCAGTCTTTGATCTTCCACCCGGCGGTGAGGCCAACAGCAAGAGCGCCTGCCGCCACATAACCCATGAATGGATTAATCCGCACCATTTATTTTGCCCCATTCTCTCACCGCAAATATAGTCGCACAAGACGCAATCGTAGCAGCCAAGTCCGTAAGGGAAATCGACTGGCTGTTCACAATGGGCAAGGCTACCGCATTTACAATAACACCGCAAGCAATACCGACACATGTGACCGGACGCCACCAAACCCGGACACGCTCAAGTAGCGCGGTCTCAAGTTCTTTAATCGTCATTTTGGGTCTGGGTATTTAGCGTGCGGAAGTTCCCAATGTGGCCCGTCCTTGAACGACTTCCAGTCTCCACCCCAAGTGATCGACACATTCTCAAGATGCGCTGCCTTCTTCATGGCCTCTTCAATCTTATCGAACAGCGGCCAGTCCCAACGAATGCTGCCAGCTACATATGGCGCGATGTCAACCGCAAAGCCGTGAATGTGGCGCGAACGCATAGTCTTGGTCGCGCCTTTGGCGAACAGTTCTTTCTGGCGTGCTGGCGTGCGGAGCCCCTCGATGACAGTGAAGTCAATATCCGAGATGCTGATGGCGCGTTTAACGACGCGCACCAAGTCTGGATGCACACCGCGAAGATTTAACAAAGAACGTGGACCTAGTTTAAACGCCATTACCGATCTGCCTTGTTGTCCAGCTTGTCTTCAATCCGGCGTAGGTGCATCATAACCTCGTCAAACTTCTTGTCGATGCTGTTGAACTTCTCGTCACCAAACTCAAGCTTCGTTTCAAGAATTGCTAGGCGGTTGCTGAGTTGCGTCCATACGCCAATGATGGCGAAGATGCCAGCAACAACGGTGAGAAGCGTGTCGATGCCAAACGACATATCCATTAGCTTTTCACATTCAGCGCAAAGATTAACTGCTGTACTTTATCGTCTGTAGCCGCAGTATCACAAGTGCCGTCTGGGTTAAACACAGCAGGCACTTCGAAGTATGCGCCGCCCTCAAGCGTACCCTTGGCGTACCATTCAGCTTCATTTGCTGGGTAGGTGATTTCTATGCCCATACTACTGCCCTCGTATCACCAACGGTTGTGCCAAACACGGTGGACGCACCATAAAAAATCCAACTCGTTGATGTGCCGTTGTTAGTGTACGAGCCGTCTACGCGGTTTATTGTGGTTCCCCCGATAGTCAGCGTAGACCAACCAGAATTAGGCGCGCTTCCAACAACCGTGAAATCTAACCACGCTGGCACGCCAGAGTTATAAACGTCTTTAAGTGTATCGACAGTCAAGCCGCTATTTGCCCATGTTGTAGGGGCAATGCTACCTTGGCCGCCGCCGCCCTTACCGTAGCTAGTAAAGCTCCCGCCAGACGCGAACCCAACGGTTACTGTTGCGGTTCCCGCATATATCGACCCGCCGCTACCAGCCAAAGCACACGTAATGCCGGTCATTAGCTGAGACCCGCGCCGCTTATTACCCATGTAGTAGAGGCAACTTTAACGCAAGTCACGAGACCGTATTGGGCCAGTGTGCGTGAGCCTGTGTTGGCAGTTCCAGCTTGGCGCAGTGTGTCAGTCGTAATGCTGATTGTCTGGTTGCTGCCGCTGTTGTTGAATACAACGATGGCCGTGCCCACAGGGAACGCGATTGAACTGTTAGCCGGAATAACCACGCCACCAGTCGTGATCGAGATGTGCTTACCTGCGTCAGCGAGTGCCAGCGTGTAACTAGCCGTCTGGCTGTTCTGCGGTAAACCGCGATAGCCAATGCTATCCGCAGCGATAGTTCCCGTAGCCGTAACGGTGACATCTTGGTCGAGTGCGGTAATGTCAGTATTAGCGCCAGAGGCTGCTTTGGCGTTAAGCTGCGTCTGGATTGCCGAAGTCACGCCATCAAGGTAGCTAAGTTCCGTAGGGCTGAGTGTTGCACCGTTAGCGGACACGTTGCCCGCTATGGCCAACGTCTTGCCCGCACCGACATTCAAGCCGACAGACGTTCCCGTGCCAGCGGCAGCAAAGAGCGCATCGACTTGATCAAGGTCCGTATTGAGTTTCGTCCCCCAAGTGTCGGCGGATGCGCCAACTTCGGGTTTAGTCAGGCCAAGGTTTGTAGTTGTTGTATCCGCCATTAACCAAACGTCCTTGTCCTAGAAGCCAACCGACTTGAACCTGTCTTGGCCCGTTGTTCTGCAACTTCGTATTCAGCCATCAGGCGATCTAATATACTAGACCAAACACCAATGCGCTCATCTTCTTTCAAATATGGCGCGCTTTGAACGAGCGTTGCATAGAGGTATATATCAGGGTTGGCCGTTAAAAGCCAGTTAGATGTGTTCGAATCCGACAAACCAGCAATGCGGGCGTAGTACATTAACTCGCCCGTGTACGAACCATCTGGTGCGGGAACATGTTGGAACTGAGTGCCGACAGTTGAGAAGAACATCGGTACGCCAGCCGCAGAAAACTTTGTCTTCTGGATGATAGCTTCTTCCGGCGTTACAAATTCCAACACCGTGATCGGGTTGGTATTAACCTGATAGCGGATTGTCTCCATCCAATCGGATGGGCGGTTCTCATACTCCGCGTCAATAGTGACCGTAGCCCGTGTCACCATTTCCGGTGAACGAAGACGGCGGTTAAGCGCAGCCTCGGCTAATGAGATGAAGGACGGAATCGCGGAAGTCAAATCACTTCTGTTAAGGAAGTCCGCGACCGCAGTCCTCAATTCGGAGTATGTAGAAATTGCCATTAAACAGTCCCCGGCCTTGTGCGGAAGTAACGATTATCTGGATCGTTCAACCACTTCTTCATCGCCTCTTGATCTTGTGTAATACCTTGGCGCTCAAGTTCATAATACACTGAAATGGGGATACTGCCAACCTTTGTCCACTCACCCCAGCGTTCCGGCGCGGCGTTAAACTCGCGTTTGTTCTGCTCGATGATTGCCGAAACGTCCTGCTCTTTCGAGATGATCGCTTCGTCCTTCTCGGCATCGTAATCGTAAAAAGTTTTGACGCCTGTGAAAGCATCGTCGTTGATAAGGCGTTTAGTCATAAAACCCTCAATAGTTAGATGAGGGGGCGTTATGCCCCCTCACCCAAATAGACCTTCTTACGAAGTGGTCAAGTCGGCTACGATACCGTGCGCAGCTTGGTTGTTTACCTTCAAGCCATACTCGACGAGGAGCAGAGCCTTCTCGGCGTCGCCGGTTTTCGCCAAGTCCATTTTCTGGATTGGACGAAGAACGGCCAACGATGCGTAATCAGGATCGACTACGAACGCATCACGGTCGCGCTGGAAGCGGTTAGGAACGATGTTGACCGTACCGAAGTCCGACACATAAACGTCGGCTGCGCCGATGATCTGTGCCTGCTGACCAGCAGGAACGTCGCGGAAGCGAGTTGCGATACCGGTGAATGCAGAAGCGGCGGTCTTGTTGAAAGGACCAACCATCAACATCTTAGGCGTACCACCCGAAGTCCAGACGCTCTGGATAACACCCTTCAACAGGGTTTCGGTGAACGCACGCTGCGTACCATCGGTACGAGCAGCAGTTGGGGTCGAGCCAACAGTTGGGTTAGCACCACCTGAGCCGAACGAAGTGTTCGAGGTCAACCATGCAGGCAGACCAGCAGTACGACGTGCAGTTGTGGTGTTACCAGCAACCGAAGCTTGGTTGGCAAGCAATGCGCTTTCCATGTCGCGCTTCAGTTCCGAACCCAGCTTTGCAAGCTGATAGGTCATTTCGTTACGACGACCAGCCTTATCGACTGCTTCAAGCGTACCGGAGATTACGACGTTCTTCGTGCTGATCTGCGTGTAGTTACCAACGCGTGAGGTTGGGTTAACAGCAGTGAACGAAGAAATGTCGTCACCTTCGAGTGCGGCGTTAGAAGCCGAGGCAGCGGCCAAAACGTCCGTCTGCCATTCGAAGTAGGTGTTCTTGACGCTCTCGCGGCCGATGTTCGAAATGAACGGAGTTTCTTCTGGCGAGATGTTATAGATAACGTTCGACAGGTCTTCACGAATACCGATAGCGGAGTACCGGGTAAAAGTATTTGCTACAATAGCCATTAGTTCACATCCTTATTAAATGAGTTTATCCAACAGGGCCGCTGCGTCTGCGACACGGCCTGTACGCGCAAGGCGCTGGGACGCTTTCTTTACATCGGTTGAACGTGTGTTGACTTGAGTACCTGAAGAACCGGGACGGACGATCCGCGCAACCTTTCTTGGCTGTGCTTTCACCTTTTCCACTTTCTTCGAACCCTTATCAAACATCATCGCTTTGCGCAGGATTGAAACGTGACTGGCTTGAACAAGTGCACTAAGGTCGCGTTCGCTAAACCCGTTATTCAAAGCCCATTCACGAAGTTCCTTAGCTTCGCTTTGCATTGTGCCTTCGTCTTTCCATTCAGGAATGACTTCGGTGAGTTTGGCGCGCTCTGACTGCACAATGTCAGCCAATGCCCGCTGTTGCTCTTTGCTCATCTCTTCCGCAATCCGCTGCTGTTCAGTATTAATAGCCTGAAGTTTAGCGGCTCGTTCCTGACGAGACTTATTCCAATGCCGTTCTAACCGCGCCGCCTCAATGGGGTCTTCATTATAAAGATTGTCCCAATCAGGCTCAGCCTCGGACTGCACCTCAAGTTGCGCTTTAAGCGCCGGTAGCAGTTCCGCGTATTGAGCGCGTTCCATTCGGATCGCTTCGGCTTCGCCATGGAACGACTTGCGTTCTTCGGCTAATGCCTGAGTTTTCCGTGTGTAATCCGAATAACGAGAATAACCTTTCCGAAGTTCGTCAAGGGTGACTTCCAATTCTTTGCCATCATCTTTTACCTTGATGACTAGATCGTCAGGAAGTTCCTGTTCGATAACCTCTTCTGTGTTGTAATCTTCATCCGGGTCAGACTCTTCGGCTTCATCTTCTTCCGAGTATTCCTCGGCTTCAGGTTCTTCCTCATAGCCTTGAGCCTCTTCAGGCTCTTGCGCCTCGGCCTCGTCTTGGGTATCCTCATCAGGGCCAAGCAGTTGGTCGATGGCTAGTGTTGCTTCGTGGAGGCCGATCCCACCACTGGGGTTGCCGACTTGTTCCGTCATATAGCACCTTCTTTATTAAATGTTAACTCCTTGATTTGGCGACTAAGCCGTCGTCAAGGATTGCCTGTAGGCGGGCTTTCAACCGCTCAAGTCCTTTGAGCGTGTGAAACATGTCAGAGCGTCCGCCATAGTCAGTATGAGCCGACCTGCGCCACTCTTCAAAAATATCTCGTTCCACTGCGTCGAATGCCTCCTTGAGAATTTCATCCTCAAGAAGGCGCTTTGCGTGGTTAGCTTTTGTCATTGGGTCCATTAAATCAACGGCTCGTATCTAGGGTTAGTTACCATTGCGGGCTGTGCTTGTGGAGCGGGAGCGGGAGCCGCAGAGTTAAGGAGGCCGTATCCCGGCTGGAAGAACATAGCTTCCGGACCAAAACCATACCGCTCGTAATCCGTGATGTTTGGATTGGCGCGCATATCTTGGCCCGCACCTATACCTACGCCCGGGCCAAACGGGGAAACATACGGCGCTCCTGTTTCTGCACCGCCGCCACCCGCCAAAAGATTTTTTAGAAGATCGGCTCCGATACCGCCAATAGACACAAGTTGCGGTATGTTAAGGCCAGTGCCGAGAACGTCATCGCTCTTAAGAATAGACGATGTTTCCGTCAGTGCGGGGTCGGGTGTTGGAACCTGTGGTATACCGAGCGTAGGGAGCAATGACCCAATAGCCGCAAGTTCATCGGGAACGACGGTTTGTGGTACAGGCCGATTACCGCTCACGACAATATCTTCAGGCTGTGGCTCTGTCAGCGTTGGGTCCATAGCCAGTTGGGTGAGCGCAGGTAACCCTGCCGCTATTGAACTGCCAAGGCTAGGCGCGGCTGCTCGTGCTGCGGTTACGAGGATGTCGCCAGCAGCGCCGCCGACGCCCGCAGGAATTGACGCACCCGTAAGACTGCCGAAGCTGAGGCCTTCCAGCGCATTCGGAATTAAGTCTGCGTTGACGCCGCTCATTGGAGCGGAGCTTCCGGGTACAGCTTTGCCAAATATTTGGCCACCAAGAGCAGAACCCCCCGCAGCCAATCCGGCGCGGAGCAACGTGTTCTCTAGGCTACGCCCTTGAGCCGCGCTTGATGCTGCGGAACCCAAAGCCGCGCCAAGAATAGGGCCGACGCCGGGAATAAAACTTCCGGCAATCGGTAGCGCAACGTCGGCAATTTGGCCCAGTACGCTCTTGTTCTTTTTCTCGTTGGCTACAGTCGTGTACTCGCCGGATGGGTTTGCAGTTTGGATGTTGTACGATGCTTTGTTGCCAAGCGTGTTGGTTAGGTTTTGGCCTAGTTCAGTTGCTTTGCGCGCTGCCTCTACGCCTGTGCCTTCGAATATAACCTTATTGGTGCGCAGATCAACAAGACGCACCGGCTGGTCGGTCCTTACCGCAAAAACATTGCCGCTCGTTTTGCTCGTTGGGTTGCCTTTGTTAGATACTGGCGCGGTAATGTACTGTACGTTTGGGTCTTGAATTACACTGCCCATCCGTCCGCCGCCAACGCCTGAGAAGTTTAGTCCGCCTAGACCGCTTAAGTCCAAGCCAGCCAAGAGGCTCAGATCGTAAGGAGCAACAGCCTCTTGCGTCGTTGGCATGACCGCCGCCTGACGAGGCGTGTCCATGATAGGCCCCGCAGCAGCCAAAAGTCCCTGTAGCGCGGGGTCATTGAGGTAATAGTCTTCAAACATTACATCATCCCTTCTGGTGGCATTTCAGGTTGCATCGGCATTTCAGTCGGCATCTGCGCTTGTTGAACTGCCTGCGCCATCTGCGCGTTTTGCTGGGCCTGCTGAGCCTGCACGGCTGCTCGTTCCATCTCGCCTTGCTGGCGTAGGAACTCACGGTCGCGCTGCATCAACGCTTCGATGTTGGCCGTGTTGACCTGCGCGCCGTACTTGGCTTCAATCTCGGCTGCCTTAATCATCATATCGGCATCGAGTTTGTCGCGCTCACGGTCATCCTTGCGCAGCATCTCTTCGCGCTGCAACTCAAGTTCTGCGGCCTTCTTCTGGATGTCAGCGCGGATTGCTTCCATCTGAACCTGCGACAGCATCTCTTCCGGTGTCGGCTGCGGTGGCGCAGGCGGTGGAGGAGGCGGCATCGTGGCTGGGTCTTTGAAGAATACAGTCGGGTCTTTGTATCCAGCCAGCGACATCATCTGAGACAGCGTGTTGTAGTAGCCCTGCATGTCGGCCAGCGGTGCGCCCATCTGCATCAGCATCTCTTGCTTGGCCGCGACTTGACCCAAGAACGCCATCTTCTCTTCGTTGCTACCCGTACCAAGAGCGACGTTGACGACGACATCCATGTTCGTATCCCACACACGTGGGTCAATCGGCACGAACGTATTACGCAGACGCACCATGCGCGGTGCATCTTGGTTCTTGGCGATAAGCTGCATCGACTTGTGGAACAGGCTCTTCATACCCGTCTCGGCAAAGATACGGCAGATCAGTTCGATATGCTGCGCCGCAGCAGTAATCGTGGCTGCGACAGCAGCGCGGGTCGAAGACTGAAGCGCGTTCGCATCGAGGCCAGACGCGGCTTTGGAAATACCTGTACGGTTCTCGCGCAGTTCGTCCATGTACTGCAACATCGGGAAGGCTTGCTGCCCGACGAACGGCATTACGAATGGCTGCACCATACCCGGTGCGCGCATACGGATGATGCCACCGACTTCGGTGTTCATTACGTCTTCGATGTTGACTTGGCCTTCAACAACACCCGTGCGTGGGTGGATCGACTGAGCCAAGCTGTCCAGCGTGTTACGTAGGATATTCGACTTGATAAGCTGAATGTCCATCGTCACGTCGGCAATCGACATGCCGAAGAATGTGTGCGGCTCTGGATCGGGGCAGAAGTCTACGAACGGAATAAAGTCGCAAGCTTCCCAATGCAGTATCTTGTTGGCGGAGCCAGCAACGCAGACGCGGCAAAGTTCCGCGATCCCGTCGCCGTCCATGTCAACATACACATAGCCCTCGATGTAGAGGACTTTGCGGGATGTCGTATCTGTGCGGCCTGTGATTTGAACAAACGCTTGCGGGTTACGGTCAAATGTTTCTGGGTTGCCTTCAAAGTCGTCGAGCGTTTCGAAGCCAAGGTCTTGAACCTCATCGAAATCGTAGCCCATCTTCACAAGATCAGATACGGTGACGTAGCGACGGTGCGCTACAAATTCGGCTGTTTCGATAGAGCGTGCGCGACGGTCAATCAGAAACTCTTCGGGCGGTACGGATTGAACGCGCAGGCGGCCCTTCTCTGTTGTGCGGACAACGGTGCAGTCGTAGGTCGCAGGCTGGGTTTGGCCCATCATGCCCATCGGCGTTTCGACCATCGTCTCGCCGTAGGTAATCTCTACGTCCTTAACTTCGATATTGGCATCGGCCTGAAGTACCGAGAAGGTAGCTTCGTCCAGACCCGTGAAGTAGTGGGTCGTGACATCTTTCTCGGTATCCCACCAGACTTTCATGATACCGTTCTTACGGATCAGGGCGTCCTTAAATGTGGAATAGCATTCGCTGAATAGGTTGTTATCGCGTGTCAGGCAGTAGTTGACGTAATCCGTCGCTTGCTGCGCGCTTTCAACATCTTCTGGGCCGTTCGGCGCGAACTCGACGACGTTGTTCGCCGCAAAAAATACCTTCATGATCGACGGCATCATGGCCTGTACAGTATCCCGTACATCCATTGACATCGCCTGCGACCGGCCTTCCTCTTCGTTGCCGAAAGGTTCGCCCTTATAGTACTGGCCTGCAAGCGCACGCTGCGGGCTGATGTCGTCGTCTATATAATTTTGAGCGTCGTCAATCTCGGCGATGACGATGTTCTGAAGTTCTTCTTCAGACATAGGCTCTTCGACCTGCTCGTCTTCCATCTCTGGCTCTTCAATGGAAACTTCCGTGCCGTCGGGAAGTTCCATAGAAGTTTCATTGGACATATCTTCGCTGTCGTCGTTTTCCGAGTTGGCGTTGGGAACCCCGGTATCTTGATACATACGGTTGTTCTTAGCCATGTCGGCCTTACTCGGCTTACGGTTATTGCGATACGCCATATTTTAGCCTTACTTCTTTTTGGACTTGCCAGCTTCGGACAGGGCAATAGCTATAGCCTGTTTGCGCGATTTAGCCAAGGGAGCCTTTGCCGGGCCTTTAGGATTTACACCAGCGTGCAATGTGCCGCGCTTAAACTCGCCCATGACCTTAGCCACTTTCTTGTCGGCCTTAGTAGGTTTCTTCATTTTGACTTCCCCTTGTTTCGGGCGGATATTGATTTGGCTTTGGACTTCGCGTCTGCTTTAGATGACGCACCCCACGCTTGCAGAGATAAGAGAAGGCGGGTTGGTTCGCCTTTCGCATTACGCTCCGGCCCCGGCATGTTTCCCATACGCGCTAAGAATGACGCCCTCCGTGGATTATCGCCTGATTTAACAGGCGCTTTCAAGTTCATTCCTTCGGCCTTAGCAGACGCACGGCCCTTGGCGTTTAGACCGCCGGACGGGGACTTCCCTTCTTTACGCTGCCAAGCAGGGGTTTTCACGCCCACACCCTATACGGCACTGGCGGCTCAACGCTGAGCGGCGTCAGCAAAGCCAACTGGTCTTCGTCGAAATCGCCGCGAAGGTTGGTGTGCCAATCGGGATAGTATTCCTCGATAGGTTCACCCTCTTCGTCATAGCCAATGATTTTCGTGAATGGGCCGATCTGGTCAACCAAGAAATCGTTCACTGGATTGCCTTCGTCATCAATGACGCCAGCCTCAAGCAGAGCGGCGTTCATGTCGTCTTCGGTCAGGGTTTTAAGATATAGGTCGGTCATGCTGTGAGTGCCTGCAACGTGGCGTCTGGAAGCCGCGTGTTGTAGTACGCAATTTGGCGGATGTGGCCGTTAAGGAAATTCGTTGTGGCAATTGCGGAAGCACCAACTGTCAGCCTTACAACCGTTGGCACGGTTGCGGCGGTGTCTTCAGTGCCAAGAATTCCGTTAACAGCGGATTGAACCGAGTTTGCGCTGATTGCAAATGCCGATTTAAACACTGTGTTAGCTGCATAAGTACCAACATCAATACTGGCCTGTGTCACGCCCCCAGTCGCCATAAAGCTCCTGATGGTGCTGCTTACTGCAAAAGCAAACCAACGGTTGGAGTTCGTCTCGTCAGAAATAGTCCAAGCGGCGTTGCTGGCGCTGGTTGGCGAGAACGAACTAAACGCAGAAACCAACGTCCCCTGCGTCTGGTTATACCAGCTAGAGAAGTTCGTGCCTGTCATGGTCGCAACGTCTGCGCTGCGCGTTACTTGGCTGGCAACTGTGGGGATGTAGCTGGTGGCGAATGCTCCGGCTTCGAGTTGTGATCCCCAAAGGAAGATGCCTGATGTGCCGTCGCCTGCAAATGTACTTACTGTATTTGCTGAACTAGCATAAACGCGGGCTGCTGTGCCTGTTGTCGCAGTGAACGTGATGGAACAGCGATACCACCCATTTCCTACAGGGGTGATGGATGAAGACGTTGGCGCACCTATAAAAGATGAACCAACAACGCCATTTGCCAAGTCAAAATAAACACCTTGGTTTACCCCTGCTGCATACAAAATAGCCCATGAATACCCACCAGCTTTGAGATAGGCAGAATAGGTGTGCGCCACCGCTGTTGTGGTGACTGTCTGCCCCGCAAAGTGCGAAGCCAACGTTACGTCAGGGGTCAACTTGTCCGCAGTGCTGGTTCCATCAGGTGCCGCCGTAGCATTGGCTGTAATTGTGACGGCTGATTTCGTCCAAGTAGCATTATCAAACTGCTCACTATACAACAGCAAATTAACCCGCTGCTCTTCGATCAGCAAGCCCTTTGGCGCAAGCGTTACAGGGTCGTAATCAAAGCGCGGGCCGTAATATGCCGCTGTGGTTGTGGCGACGTAGGTGGACGGGGCGGTCTGGTAGGTTACTGGTTGAAGTTGTGCGCCCCACAGGAATAGGCCCGATGTGCCGTTACCTGTGTAAATAAAAGTCGCGCCGGTATCGCAAGGATAGTAGCGCACGTTCTGCGACGCGGCAGTAGCGGTATATGTAATAGAACAGCGATACCAGCCGTTTCCAACGTAAGAAATTGCGGCGCTATTAGGCGCAAACCCAAAATCGCCAAGGACTGCGCCGGTTCCGTCGGCGGGAATACTGAAATACTTACCTTTATTTTCGGTAACAGAAAACAAGGCAATAAAGTTTCGCCCGTTTGCTTTTGCATAAACTGATAGCGTAAGGTTTTGACCTACCGCCGCGCTAGCGCCAGCAAAAGTTAGCCGGTGATCGGTTGTTGCGGTCGTACTCTCTATATAAGCATCTGCCGTTGTAGTGCCATCAGGTGCGGTAGTGGCGTTGGCAGTGACTGTCCCCTCGTATTTAATCCAAGCAGCATTGTCGAACTGCTCACTGTACGTCACCAAATTCGCCGGAGCGTAAGTGATCTTGCCCGTGCTATCCACCAACGTGGCATTGCTGCCGCGTGAGAACGTGACGCCTGAGTCTAGAGCGCCGGTCAGAAAGTTCAGCGCAAAAGTCGCTGGCGGGAAAGCAGTTGCCCCAGCGCGGAGACGAGTCCGC